TCTCGTAAGCAGTACAAATGCAAAGGCAATGCTAAGCCTTATACAATGCCTGTAAACCATAACGAGATACGGGTGTTTGGCTTTTCCGTGGAATCACGACGACGCACCAGCGCCTCCGGAACGTTTTTATGGGCGTCGCCCAGTAGAATAATTTACACTAATTTACAAATAATTAAAACATATAACATAAATAATTTACAAGGAAACAGGAGTTACGTATTTTTCATTCCATTGTGCAACTCGCTCATCATACGTGATGTCCAAATCTGGTACAGATAAATTAGCTTTCTTGGCTATTTTCTTCATTTGTTCCTGGCGGAATTCATAAGTTCTACGACCATGAAAGAAAAATTCACGCATTGCACCACTCAAATTCATGGCACTGACAGTGAGTGGAGAAACTACTTTAGATTTCATAATCGAATGAAGTGATTTGAAAATACTATTTTCATCTAAAGCACCAACGTACTGTTTTAAGTCGGGGTTATACATATCCTTACGTTTTAGAAAGTCAGCTTCAAAACGAGACATAAAAGCCATTGGTTCAGACTTTTTGTCAGGCATGGTAAAAGTAATATCATTCTTAGCAAGAAATTCTGCCATAGAAATGTGATTAAATTTATCATAACCCGGCATAACGGAACCTTTGGCATCATCTCCATACGTTGAAATAGCACATAAATCGCGGAAAGTTGCAGCGCGATTAAGTCCCAACTCTGAGCCAATTTGATTCAATTCTTCTTGTGGATAAGCGTCGTTGAAAGCAAGGCGATGAAGTAAGGAATTTACAATGCTGTTAATATAAACAGTCATATTTTGCCCTGAAGGGTTAGTGCCCATGAAACGTACAAGAGTTCCATTATATGCAACGAGAGGTGAACAAACATCATGAGCAATAGAACGCATTACTCGCAAATCTGTTGGAGTGTAATTACCGCTCCATTGTGCAATCTCCATCATTACTGCAAAAGCAGTAAGTGTTAGTTGTTCAGGCATGCGAAGATCGTAAGTTGCAAAATCACCAGCAATAATTCTTTCATCTCCAAATTTTGCCATGTGTTCAGAAAGTTCATGCCATTCAGGCCCATGACTATTAATTCCTACAGCACATTCGGACAATAATGGATTTACTGAGAGAAATCGTGCAACAGGAAGGAAATATTTACGAATGAGAATTTGAAGAGCAATAGGTGCGGCTTGAAATACGCGCACTTTTTCTTTGGTGACCTTAGTTGGCTCATCCTTAAGGGACGCGCCAAAAATCTGATTAAGAAAAACACCAGATTTGGCCTTCTCATTTAGTTCTTCGACTAAAGCCCATATCTCGGGCTTAAAGGTACGAGGACATGCATTGGACGGCGTAGGGTCTAGATCAATAAGGTAATTGGTCTTAGGACCTCCGATGGGATAACCCATAGATGTGCTAGAATTCATACTATCAATGAATCTCTTGCCATCAACTCCAGATACAATTTCAACATTGGAGAGTGGACGTAAATCATTGTCCCATAACTCTTTTTGTTCACCAAATACCTCTTTAAGTTGAAAGAGATAATCGTGCATAGCCCAATCCACATCTGCCGGATCAAAACCAATAGAAGGTTGGGAACAGGTGGACAATGATGCATACCATGGTTTCCACAATTGATTGTCTATATGTCCATCTTCACGTACAACAGGTTGTTTAAACTTAGGAGGACCATATATATTGGGAACACCACACACCTCCTCTACAATGGGAGATATAGGTGTAGGAATGACAGACGATTCAAACGCATTGGACCGAGTTACGGAACCATAAACCTCAACAGCAGCATCAGGTTTAAGCCAATTGGTTGGACATTTCTTATGAACCTCAGTAGAAATGACGATTTTCTTACCAGCCACAACATCTTCAAGTTCAGAGGCTTGTGGTCCGCGTACAAAAGTCTTACTTTTAGCGAATAAAGCTTCCAAAGCAAATGTCAAGTCAGTTTGAAGGATGGAGAGTCCACATCCTTTTGAAGTACCTGTTACCCCGCCAATGTGAAATCCTAAAATTGTCTTTCTACTAGTTTCAGAAATAATGGCGGACATACACATTCCTGGAAAAGTTTCCATACCGGTTAGGTTATAATAAGCCCCATTAAATACATAGGGACCATTGGAAACGCCAGGAGTAAGTTGCCACATGATGCGAGAATCAAACATAGTACGATCTTGACGTAATCCCACAACTGTTGCCTGCGTGGGATTTGTGATGTTGGTAGTATTAAAGAAAGGAACAATGTCACGCAAAGGTCCTGTATTGGGAACAAAAATAAGAGCCATATCGGCGTTTCCAATACGAACCGCCAATTCCGGATTAAGTATAAATTTAATAATACGTCCATTTAAATTAAATGAAGCATTAGTAGTTTCAGAAGGTAAAAAATGAAACGGTATACCTAATACACCGGTAGTTACAGCGATAGCACCCGAAAACTGATTTCCTATGACGATCTGTCCAAGTGATTTAGCAATACGTTCACGAGCCATATCGTTAGTAGCGAAATATTTTAACGCAGTTGTTGGTACTTGCGTATCTGGCGCCCATGGGTTGGTTTCTTCATCCCGTTGTTGAATATCAGAAATACATCTAGGTTGTAATGAGCCTTGCATAGACAAGGAAACTCGTAATGCCTTAACAATCTTAACGACTGCATAGATAACAGATAGAGAAGCGAAAAGCCCGCATGCATACTGTACGTGTTTATCTCTTACGGATTTAAAAAGTTCAGGAAGAACTCCACGACGTTTATGGATTTCTTGCAAATAAGCATGTTTCTTAGCCTCTACGACACCTGCATAGCATACAAAAAAGTACAATACGCATATTCCACAAACAAAAAAGGATAGAAAATATGATAAACGAGACAATACAGCAGTAATAAAAATAGTCCATAATGCATAATTAAGTGCATATGTTCTAAGAGCTTGCCCAATCCAATCCTGACCAGCATACAAAATGCCGGCTTTGACGTAATCATTGTCCATAGCCTTTTCTGGAATCCAAGTGGTCCAATACGAATAAGGTGATTCAGCGAGTGAAGTATATCCAGTTAATAAGGCATCTACTGCATAATCCTCAATACGTGTTTCTGCTATTAATTGGAGTTTTTGGACGACGATAGAAGTAGAAGCTACTTTATCTTTAATCGTGGTTGCGATACGTTCTCCAAAATGGGGCTCCATTTCACAAGTGCACGTATTTGACATACGATTGCATGTCGAGCAAATTTCGATAAGACTAGCAGGATCCTT